GGCCTGCTGACGAACACCAACGCACGCCGGATCTGGGTGCAGCTTGCCGCACGAGACTGCCACGAAATGGTTGAACGTCTGGCTGTCCAGAACGACAAGGATATCGACAAGGTATGGGGAACCTACCTTGGCTGGGACCCTGTTGATTTCAAGCGTGTTGATGTTACAAAAGATATTACTGAAACGCTCTTGACAAATGTGCCCGATGAGTTCTATGATTGGGTTACCAAGAAGATCGACGCCATCAACGATAATGTATCGGACCTGATCATTCAGGCAATCATGTTGGGTGGGCAAATCGCTCTTATCGATGACAAGCGTAAGCGCCATGAACTTGTGAAGGATCACCCCTTGTGCAAAGAAATTCTGGTTTACGCTAATGATCGAGACCTAGACCGCATCACCATGAAGGCATGGAAGTTTTCTCAGCCAGAGGGTGATGATACACCCTTTAGAGCAGATGAGGATTAATGAAGAAGCTTATACTTGCAGGAACCGCAGCACTGGCGCTGGCCCTTACCGGTTGTGCTGGTCAGTCGTTCTCGACCCCGGACTATGACGACTACAACGGCTACTCAAGCAGCGGTGGATACTCAGCCAATGACTGGGACTTGAACAACCCATCGATCTACAATAACAACACGTATTGCAGTGGAGGCACCTACACGCCTCTGGCAGGCAACCAGTACTCGTGTAACCGTAGCGGTGTCATCAGCACACCGTCTGCCCGTCCGTCTGCCATTGTGCCTCCCAAATCCGCCCAGAAGGCTCCTGCCGACGTTCTGAAGAAGGTCGAAGAGCAGAAGATCAAGCGACAGCAGGTAACACAGCAGAAGGCCCAGCAGAAGAAAGCTGAACAGCAGAAACAGAATGCCCCAAAGGCACCGGCCCCAAAAGCCCCAAGCGCTCCAAAAGCACCCGCCGCTAAGACGGTCAAATAGAAAAGGAACAATGCTAAACAGTAATCAAGAACTTGTAATCCTTCGAGGATTGCAGGGATCAGGTAAGACCACCTTCGCCCACGAGTGGGTAGCGCAAGATCCGGATTGGCGTTTCCGCGTCAACCGTGACGACATTCGGAAGTCGGCCTACAACAAGTTCTGGGGCCTCAGCCATCACATGGAAGGCACTATCTCGCTGGCCGAGACAGCACAGGCTGAGGCAGCACTGAACGCAGGGCTGTCTGTCGTCATCGATGCAACCAACCTGAAGGCCCGCACGGTCAAGGAATGGTATGTCGTTGCCAACAAGGTTGGCGTCAAGGTTCGTGTCCACGATTTGCTTACTCCGCTGGAAGAGTGTATCGTCAATGACATGAAACGAGACAAGAAGGTAGGAGAAGATGTAATCCGTAATTTCAACGACCGCTTCTTCCAGAAGGGTAAGCTGCCGCCCGTTCCCGCGAACGTGGAGGTCGAGCCTCTGGGGCAGGCCTACACGCCCAACCCGGACCTGCCTGACGCTATCTGGTGTGACATCGATGGGACGCTGGCTGAGAGGGTCCATCCGGACGCTCCACAGCCCGTACGTGGACCGTTTGAAGAGGATCGGGTCTACGAAGATGCTGTACGTGAGCATATCGCTGATCTGGTCCGAATCCTTCACGCTGCCGGTAAGAAGATCGTCATCATGTCCGGACGCACTGACTCCTGTCAGGAAGAGACCGAGCGCTGGTTGCGGGATAACAACATCCCGTTTGACGACTGCTTCATGCGGCGGACTGTGTTGGACAAGAACCGCAAGGACAACCTTGTCAAGCACGACCTCTTCTGGGCGAACGTTGCCCCGAAGTACAACGTCATCTTCGCGCTCGATGACCGTCAGCAGGTTGTGGACTTCACTCGTGATGTCTTGAAGATCCCTGTATTGCAGGTCCAGCCGGGACTCTTCTGATTTGACCAAAGAGCAGGCTGTAGTGTATTGTTTTCACTACGGCCTGCTTTTGGCGTATAATTGAACTACAACAACGAAGGAGTCAAAATGTCTACTGCGGTTCTGGAACAAGAAGAATGCAAGCTAGTTGAACTGCCGGTAGGTAGCCCAACGTATAAGCTGGATGCACGTGTCCGTTGTGACCACAGCGCGACCGTAGGATCCGAATACACCGTGGAGGGCAAGACGGCCATCTCATGCGGCTCCCAGTCCTACGTACAGGTTACGCTCAGGTCAGGCGGCGGACTGACCTTCTGCAAACACCACGCGGAAGCTGTCGCGCCCACCTTGAAACCTCTGTGCAAGGAATGGTACACTGAGGAAAACCGACTCATTGAAGTCCGAACGACAGGATCAGAAAATTAAAGAAACCACATTCGAGGACGAACTCATGGAGTGCCTGACTCGACCTCTCACAACCTACCCAAGTTTCAGGGGAGACATCATCCCCTCTCCGCTGATGCCTTCTCTGGAGAAGGCTTGGTTCGGAGAAGTGAAGCTATACCTTGTGGGCGGGGCTGTCCGGGAGATCGTCCGTGGCTTTCCTGAGAAGGTGAAGGACTGGGATTTCGCCGTTGAGGCCGAATCCTTCGAGAAAATGCGTGACTGGATCAAGTATCAGGGATTTGAGATCTTCGTTGAGACCCCGCAATACTTCACGATCCGTGCACGAGCCTCTAAGCCGTTCATCTTCGCTGGCATGGATATGTCTGGCCGCACGTTCGATTTCGCCCTGTGCCGCACTGACGGGGAGTACACGGATGGACGTCGCCCGGACAGCGTTGAGGTCGCCACACTGGCTACAGACCTCTCCCGTCGTGACTTCACGATGAACGCCATGGCCATGGGGACGGATGGGAAGATCATTGACCTCTATGGGGGTCAGGAGGACGTCAAGAACGCCGTGATTAAGCTCGTCGGCGGTGTGGAGCGTCTGAGGGAGGACCCTCTCAGGATGCTCCGTGCCATCCGATTCTCGCTCCAGCTTGACTTCTACATGGACGATGAGGTATGGGCGTTCCTGTACAACCCGAACAACACCGTACTGTTGAAGTCAGTGGATACCAACCGAATCCGTGACGAAATCACCAAGTGCTTCAGGATCAACACCATGGAAACCTTGATGACTCTTCAGGGCCTCTACTCGATCCAGCAGTACATTTTCGAAGAGACGCCCATCTGGCTGGAGCCTACAGTCAAAGGCAAATAAGTAGTGTCCCGCCGAGCTTGACTTGGCGGGACATTTGCTTTACCATAGGAAACAATGGTAGAATAGAGTGGTAAGTCCCTGTAAGAGGGGTAACTACCAAAGTAAGTGAACCCAGATGGCAACTACTGTAGTCCTTGATACCAGTGTTCTTCTCTCCGCAGGAAGGACGGCGCTGTATTCCTTCGGGACCGACAACGTAGTCCTGCCGCTTGTGGTAGTACGGGAGCTTGAAGCAAAGAGGAATGATCCCGATCTGGGTCTCGCTGCTCGCTCCGTCCTGAGGGCCTTGGATGATCTCCTGTCACAGGGTGACCTCCGTGAGGGTGTGTCCCTAGGTGAAAAGTATGGCACGGTACGGATTGAAACCAATCACGTGCAGGACGTTCCGGACTCACTGAAAAGCTATCCGTCGAATGATACGAAGATTGTCACCGTCGCTCTCAACCTCTCCAATGAGCTTGAGGATGAGGTTTTCCTTGTTACCAAGGACATTCCGCTGAAGATCATGGCGTCCATCGTTGGGGTACCGACAAAGGGTTTCACGCCAGCTAACATCTCAGGTGATTACATCGACAACACGGAGACCCGATGGGTCACGGCTGACCAGATCGATGAGATCCATGAGAACGGCACAGTCCGACTAGATTTTGACATTCCTCGCAACGTCGGTGTCATTCTTCGTAACGAAGAGAACCCCAAGGACACGGCTCTTGCCATCTCCGGTAAGCAGTACGAGTTCAATCTAATCAAACAGTATGAGATTTCTGGCCTTGAGTCAAGGTCTGCTGAGCAGGCTCTTGCTATCGATTACCTGATGGACGAAGGCGTGAAGATCGTCTCCCTTGGTGGACGTGCCGGTACTGGTAAGACCACTCTAGCACTTGCAGCCGGTGTTGAACAGCTAAACCTCAATAATGGTTCTTACAAAAAGATCATAGTGTTTAGATCCATGCAGGCTGTTGGTGGAGAAGAGCTTGGATTCCTGCCGGGAACTGAAGCAGAGAAGATGGACCCTTGGGTACAGGCAATATACGACTCTCTCGGGTCATTCCTCACCCCTCAGCAGATCAATCTCCTGAAGACCAAGCAGGCGATTGAAGTTCTACCGCTGACTCACATCCGTGGCCGTACGTTCAACAACGCGTTCATCCTCATCGATGAGGCTCAGAACCTCTCTCGCGCCACACTCATGACTGCCCTCTCTCGCCTCGGAAAGAACTCCAAAGCAGTGATGTCTTGGGACCGCAGCCAGCGCGACAACATCCGTGTAGGCCGTCACGACGGCGTCTATGAGGTAACAGACCGTCTCCTAGGTGAGAAGCTGTTCGCCCACACATCGCTCCAGAAGTCGGAACGCTCCGACGTAGCAGAACTAGTTAGCAGAAAGCTTGATGATTTCGAAATTACAGGATAGTCCTCTCTGGGTCATCTACGGGCTTCGGCTCGTAGATGACTTTGAGTACCGTTATGTAGGGTACACTACCCTAGGTACCGACCGTCGCTTGAAAAAGCATAAGAAAGATACTGCACATCGAGATTTCTACGTTCATCGTTGGATGAGGTCCAATGGACTCGACAACATCGCTATAGACCTTCTGGAAGAGTGCCCATCAGGAGATATGATCTCATTAGGTGAGGCCGAAGAATTTTGGATCACTCAGATTAGGTCCTTCGGGCATCGACTCACTAACCTCAACTCCGGTGGAAAGGGTGGAAACTCTGGGTGGAAGCATTCAGAAGAGTCAAAGAGTAGGATATCCACAAGTCTTCTTGCTCTGGAGATGAAGGGAGAGAATCACCCTAACTGGGGTAGAACACTCTCGGAAGAGCATAGAAAAAGTCTATCACTGGCAGGCATGGGGAGAGTTCAAACGGACGAAACCAAAGAGAGAATGCGTGATTCGTGGGCCAAAGTGGATAAGAACATACTCAGTGCCAAAGTTGTACATGCTAACCACATCCGATGGCACACTAACCGTAACATAATCAAAGAAGGATGCATCCACTGCATCGCGTAAGGAACCAACATGGAAAAAGTATACAACGACGACATTAACAAGCGGTTCGACCATCACGCTCCGGATGAGTTCAAGATCCAGAAGCATCAGATTGCCCGACAGTGCGCAAAGGAGCTAGCTCAAACCTTCGTTGAGTTGGTACCAGACGGACGAGAGAAAGCACTCGCTCTGACGAAGCTTGAAGAGGCCCTGTTCTGGGCCAACGCAGCAATCGCACGAGCCTAAATTACAACTAAAGGCCGTAGACTTTCGGAGTCTACGGCCTTTTCTTGTGATAGAATAGTGTATAATACCTGTACCCAAATTCACAGCGCGAGGACACCCTTTGGCACTTCCAACAAACATATCATACGGTACTGTCGTAGGGCAATTCTTGGCTGCGCTTCAGGATGGCTCTGATCCTGACAAGCTCCCTGAGGGAGTGCCTATGAAGGGCACCGTCACCTTCATTGCGTCTCCTACGTATGTGCTGGACTACACGGCCACACCTAACCCTGTGACGATCCTCAAGACACCTATCATCTGTCCTCTTGACGAGAACGGGTACGTCTGCTCTCCG